GTTGCAAATCAAGAAAATATTGAGGAGGAAGAGTAATGCGTAATGAATCTATGTTGGAGTACTTGAGCACTTTGCTTGAGGATGTCGAGTTTCCTGATTCGTGGTGCACGATTATTGGAGACGTTAGTACTGGGTTTGAAGTTCATGGCCCGTTTATGAATAAGCATGAAGCTATCACTTGGGGTGAGATGAAAACTGCTGATGATTCTTCTTGGGATGTAGTTCGACTGCATGGAGTTAACGATGGTTAATTTGGATGTAGTTCTTGACAAAACGCTTAAAAATTTGCATGAAACAGCAGAGATAGTTAATACGTTGAGCCAACTTGTTGAGAAAGCTTTGGATGAATTGCAGGAGGCATACCCTGATGCAACGACTCCTCGCCCGCTTTGGGTTGAGTTAGCTATGACGAATGCTTTGGAATACATTTACGAAGCTGAATATGCATGGGAAAATTTGTGTGTAAAAGTTGATAAAAGCAATGACTGAACTAGATTATGTAGTTCGTTACATAAATCAGCGGTTTGGTTTCTGCGATCAGCAGTTGTTTAATTCTCGTAGTAAGCGGGCTGTTCGAGCTAGGCGTGCTGTTTATTTAGCGTTGCGTCATTTGGATTGGTCGCTTTATGAGATTGGCAATGCGTTTGGGAAACATCACACGACAGTGTTGTTTAGTTTGCAGAAAGTCAAACCCATAGAAGAACAGTTTGCTAACCGGGCAGTAGCATTTGTGCATGAGGAAATTAGAGGATATGGCTTGGATGATTGAGGCTGCGTGTAAGTCGATTGATACTGATTTATTTTTTAACCCTACGACTGCTACAAGAGCGATGGAAGTTTGCAAAAGTTGTTCGGTGAAAGACGACTGTTTGGAGTGGAGGCTTGATACAATAGATCCGTGGGATGCTGACTACGGTATCTGGGGCGGGACTCGTCCGAGTGAAAGGTCCCGTATACGAAACAAAAGGAGAGCGAGTTGATTGATGCCGAAGGCATTATTTATGCAGGTCAACTGCGTAAGTTCAACGATGAAGGGCCGAAACCTACTGCGTTGAATACTGTTCATCGTGTGTCTGATGCTGGGATTTGTGAGCGTCAACGGTGGTTTAAAGCTGTCAAGTTTGACCAGTCTGAATCACCAGATATGAATACGTTGTTGGCGTTTCATATGGGTACAAGCATTCATGAGTTTGTGCAGGAAGCGTTTGTTACACAAGCCGCTGTTGGTGGTGTGACTGTTGACCTTGAAGTGCCTGTTGATTGTCGTCATTTGGGTGTTGATTTGTCAGGTTCTGCTGACCTTGTTGTGACTTATAAAGATGGAAACAAGGTTGTTGTAGAGTTCAAATCTGCGTCTGCTTATGGTTACAAGTTAGCTAGAGAAGCGCCAAAGCGTGAGCATGTAGCGCAAGCTGGTTTGTATGCTCAGGGTTTGGATGCTAAAGGAATTGTGATTGTTTATATCGCTAAAGAAACTTCGTATCGTGACAAGATTCGTGCTGGTGATGTGTTGCAGCATGAGTTTCTGTTGAGTGATGAAGTGTTCGAGAATGAGACTGTTGAAGAAGTTGTTGCGTTTGAGTTGTCTCGGTTTAAGCGTGTAGATAAAGCGTTGAAGAAGAACGCTGTTGCTGTTCCGATTGTGTTTGATGAAGCGGGTGATGCGAAGGGGTTGAGCCGTTTGAAGACGGTTGAGGTTGCTGGCCCGTATGGTCGTCCGCAGAAGGGTGCTCATTGGGAGTGCCGTTATTGTTTGTTTAACAGTTCGTGTTATGGGATTGGCCCTGACATGGTTAATCTGTAACTCAGTTACAGAGGAGGAAAATAAAATGACTAGAAGTAAGAATTTTGATGCGCAGATGATTGTGCCAATTGACAATCTCGTCAAAGAAACTTTGAGGTCAGTAGCACAAAAGCAGGATCGTTCAATGACTGCTCAAGCTAGGCACTTTATTCATCAGGGTTTGAAGTTGGCGCTTGAAGAAGAGCATTATCTTGACGAGGTTGAGGCAGATCGCCTGTAACCATGTCAAGTTCGTTTGGTCCTCAGCTTGCTAATCTTGTTAAACGAATTCCGAAGTCGTATGTGAAAACAAAGCCTGGTGGTTTTCAGGCTGATTATGTTTCTCATGCTGATATTCAGCAGATTCTGTTGGCAAAGGTTGGCCCTGTTTCGCAAGAGGTTGTGCAAATTATTTACAACGCAGACCATATTTTGCAAGGGTGTGTGTTGCGTTGTACGTTTATGATTGATGGCGAAACTGTTGTTATTGAAGAGGCTGGAGATGTGGAACGTCCTGGTCCTAACAATGGTTCAAACTTGAAGAACGCCGTATCTGATGCGGTTAAACGTTGTGCAATGAGGGTAGGCGTTGGCTTGCATCTCTGGTCACAAGAAAATTATGTGCTAGATAATATGGCGCAGGAGGAAAATGATAATGACAGTAAGTGAAGGTATTGGTTATCTGCACGGAAACCTTTGTCGCGATTGGGTGGCAAAGAATGTGCAGGTAAACGGTGAAGACAAAATTATTTTCGAGAATGCTTTGGCGTATTCTTTGAAGAAGGATGATCCTACTACGTTTGTTGATCTAACTGTGTGGCCGGATCAGAACAACTCAACTGCTGAAGGCGAAGAGTACTCTAAGTCTTCAGGGAAGGGTACGCGAGTTATTATTCGTGGCAAGTTTGTTTCTGATTCGTATGTCAACAAGGACGGCCAGCCTAAGATGGGTTGGAAGTGCAATGTTTGGGATATGGCTACGATGGTTCGTCCTCCGTTGAATAGAGCAGCAGACGTTGTCGCTAGCTTTCCTGGTGCTACACCTGTTGTCCCTCAAGGGCATGAACCTTTCTAATGGGACAAGTTAAAAAGATATTTGATCCAGAACCCTTGCGAAAGTTGGGCAATAACTTAGATATTCTGCCTAACGAGAAACCAACTGATTGGATCAAGCGAGTTAAACGCGAGTTGAAGAAACGTACCCCATAACAGAATAGAGTCGGAGGAGAATTCCGAACGGGGTGAGGGTTACATCCTTGTTTGAACACTGTTGTGGAAGAAAGGGGCAAGTCACGATTGATCTCGTCGTGGCTTGCCCCTTTATCTTTTTAAAGGAGAATTATGGAACTGCCAGAAGACACAATGCAAAGTATGGAAAATTATCAGCAGCTAGCTGAAATGTTTAGGTACGCAGCAACGGCTAGTCAAAACGAAGAACGTCAACGTTGGATGCTGTTGTACAAACACACAAACTCTATTTGTGAACAAATTGGAGATTTGTATGTTGCTTGGAGCGAAATGGAAGAAGCAATCTTTGATTAAATCAGATGCTGAAGCTCTCGTTATCAAGATGAAGCAACTGTGGGGCAATCCTTTCAAGGTAACTTCGCAGACTGCTATGGAGTGGGCGCAACACGCCGGTGATATTCCTTACGCAGACATGAATCGTGCTATTGAATCGTTTGCAGAGCAAGGCGATAAGTTCCCGCCGTCACTTGCAGAAGTTGTTTCGCGAGCGTCGTCTTACAAAAGCCGTGACTTGTACGATCCGTACAGTAAAGTTTGTTATGACTGTGGTGGACCGACTCGTTCAGGTATTGCTCATTATTCTTTTTGTAAACCGCATGGACGTGGTGATAAACAAATTGAATGTCTTGACGAAATCGTTAACAAACCTACTTTCAAAGAAAGAGAACCAAGTGAATAGCGAATATGCTGACACAAGTAATTTAGATATTCTACTTTGTGTCGCTTGGAATCCCGTAAGTGACGCTCCAGTTGTTATCTACAGAGAAGAGCGTCTTAACCTTCTAACGTCGGTAGAATTTTCTGCGGTGTGTTCTACTATTACCGATTTGGCTTTAGAAATTGCACCGTTTGGTATCCCAGATATTTTAGACATGAACGAAGACGAAACTGACAACGATTAAGCTTTCTTAATGTTGCCTTTCTTGATTTGCTCATCAATAATGTAAGCAAATCCAGGCATAGTTTCACCAAATTCTGGACCTCTGTATGAGACGTATTCACGAACGATAGTAGTGCCTTCATGAGTCCAGACAGCAAACATTCGGTTGCTTTCGGGGTCGTTAATAATTTTCATTTCGTCACCTCCTCCAGTTTCATATTCTTTATTGTCAAGCAAAAGTTCTTGAACATTAAAGGATGGGCAAAGAGTATTTGCTAAAGCATTATGAGGTACAACTGTTGCATCTGGAGTGATTATGTTGCGACGTTTCAAGTCGTTCAACAGCCACTGGAATGCAGCTTGTTGAGCAGTTGTGATCTTGTCATTTCGCATGTCACCAGGAATGCAAACAGAAATAGTATTACTGTTTGACAAGCTAAGCCGACGAAGATCGTTTCTGTTGGCCCCGTTACGCCACCGGTTAGCTCTGCCTTCTAGGATCGTGCCGTCGTAGTGAAGCAAGTAACTGTAAGGGATCATGGCGAATGAACCACGTTTGTATGTTACTTCTTCAACTACACGAGCAGATTCAACTGCTGAAGTTAGTTGACGTGTTACTGAATGGTGGACGACGACGCCTTTTGCTGGGCCTCGAAACGGGTATGTGAATCGCCAGCGGCCTCGTTTAGTCCATTCTTTAAACGGAATAACTTTAGCCATGTTAAGCAGCAGCTCGTTTTGCGTTGGCTACTGCTTTAAGAACAGCAAGTAGACCTGCTGCCAGTGATGCGATTAGCGAGTCCACCACGCCAACATCAAGGATGCCGACACCATCAGTGCCGACAAGGGCAACAAAAGATTGAGCAAAAGTTGATAGAGCACGTTCCAAACAATCGTTCATAAAAGCTTTTGTAAACATGAGTTTATTTTACCAACTAACAACAAAGGAGTAAACCAATGAATGATTACGAACCTAGTTCGTGTCCGGTTTGTGGCGACTCTGATTGCAAATTTCCACCTGCGTGCCAAAAAGCAATTGGAGTATGGCCTGAACGTTCATATCCGCATCATGACAATGAGGAGTAAATAATGCAACAAAACGGAACTAACTTTCTACCTTTGGGTTTAGATGACACCAATGTAGAGTGGATGGAAGAAGCGTATTGTCGCAAGAACAATGTTCCTGTTGATTTGTTTTTTCCTTCTCGTGGTGGCAATGGAGCTAGCGAAGCTGAAAAAACAGTGTGTAGTCAGTGTTCAGTGACTGAAGAGTGTTTAAACTACGCTTTGAACAATCATCTTAGTATTGGCGTTTACGGTGGGACTTCTGGTCGAACGCGTCGGCGTTTGCAAAGGGAACGAAATGAGCAAAGCAAGAGACAAAGGAACTAAAGGTGAGAACGAAATCCTTGATTTATTGCAGAGAGCGGGGTTTAGTGATGCACACCGAACCGAATCGTCTCGTGAAAGTCATGACATTCATTGTGAACCGTTTGTGGTCGAAGTTAAATTTGCAAAGCGGTGGATGCTATTCGACTGGATACCGAAATTGCGCAGAGTGGCAGCGAACAGACCGTTCGTGTTGTTCGCTATCCACGGTGACCGCAGAACTCAGACGGGTTCCGAGGTAGGAGAGGTGGCGGTTTTGGATGCTGCGTTTGCTGCAAAGCTTATGCGTTGTTATGTTGATAACGAGTTGCGCTCAAGATGATCCTTTGTATACTGATTTCTCTCCAGAGGGCATGAAAGTTGGTTTCTCTGTTGAAAGGCTAAAGAAAGAAGTGGTTAAAGTGGATGACGGACGCAAGTCCTACGCTTATCAGCTTCCTTCTCTTTCGACAGGGAGAGTCGGTTCGATTCCGGCCATGCCCACAACTACAACTACAACAGTTAAACCTGTTTTTTGGGATAACGTTGAACGTTGGAGGCCAATAGTTACAGAATCCGTGTACGCATGGGGCGGTAACGATGATGATGTTCACCGGTTTCTGCGTATTATGCAATGTGAATCTGCTGGGTTGCCTGACGCAAAGAACCCAAACAGCAGTGCGTCAGGTTTGATGCAGCATTTGACACGGTTCTGGCCTGATCGTGCAGCTAGAGCAGGATTGCCTGAAGCTGATGTATTTGATCCTTACGCTAACATTTATGTATCCGCATGGTTGGCTTTAGAAGCAGCAGAAGGTGGCTGGCAGCACTGGTTATGTAAGTAACAGTTATGTTACTCTTTCCCGATGGACGCTCAAACAATCATTCTTGTACTGCTATCAGCGCTGCTTGCGTGGTGTTCTTGGGCAAGTCTTGTATTGATTAAAATACAAGTACAGCTAGGTAAGAGCGAGCAAAACTTCGACCATCTAAAAGAAACAATCGAAGATCACGAAGAACGTATTCGTGTTCTTGAAAGTTTCCACGCTGTAAGTCGAATTAATAACTACACATAGTCAGGTCGGGCAGACGGTTCTGCAACACGGCTGCGTGCCCACGACCCGCACGCATTGCAACATAGGCGTCGATACACCATCGTCTTCGACCGTCTAAGACCGTTGGAAACCATCGGGCCTTTACCGCATTGCGGGCACGCATCGGGAGCCTCATCGAATACTGCGACGTTTGGATGGTTAGGTATCCACGGCAAAAGACGGTCGTACAATTCTTCCGTGAGCCTGACATCTTGAATGTTGTACTTTTTCATGAGCGCCCAAGCTTTGTCGTCGCCCATCATGCAGTCACGCCACAGGTCGAACCCGGTGTGCGGCGTCTTCTTGCCGATCCCCAACGCTTCCGACACATGCGTTAGTTTGTTTGACGGGAACTTGAACTGGGATCGCACTGTCCGCAGCAGGTCAATGTCAACGTGCGGCGACGCTGGCGGCAACTCTGCTAGCAGAAACTCTCGCTGCAAATGTTTCACATCAAACGCTTTGCCGTTGTAGTGGATTAAAGCATCCGCAGCCGACAGAAGCTCATGCGCTGCTTGCACCATCTCCTCATGCCCGTTGTGATGATCCGAATAGAACATCACTTTCTTCGAGCCGTGCCACTTCGCCGCAAACGAAATCACCGAACCAGTCTTTTCGATCTGGTTCAACCCAACGTTCTGATTCCACAACCCCCAGATGTAGGCCAAATTCGGCGATGTCTCACAATCTATAACCAGCTTCCGCATCGGACCGCCTTTCGGTTATCCACAAGTCTACGGCAAAGTAAGCATCCGCACAGTCATAGTGCCTTCCCACCAAGAACCGTCATCTGTTAAACGATCTGGCACAAACTGTACTTGGTCAATGATTACGTCGCTACTGTAGTTGCCTTCTTCGTAAGACACTACTGTTTTTGCAATCATCAAATCGCGAACAGTGTCGTACAAAGCACGAGTATCTTGCGTCAATGCACGACCGTTACCTCGTGACGTAGCAACACGTTGTTTCAATACGATAGGCACAACGATCTCGTCAATGCGTGTCGGTGCCGGAAACGCTTGTAGCTGCCACGACTGCAAAATTGGACCAATCGTATTGTCGGTTGCTTCTCTTTCGAGTCGCCAGATTGCATCAAATTTGTCTGACAAAGCGTAATCAATGTTTTTAGGACTACGATCCGACAAAGTTAACTGCGTTAAAGACAAGCCTGCACCAGTAACAAACGTGACTTTCAACGTTCCCGAATACGGAGTCAATATGCCGTTGTAAATAATTTCAGAATCGTTGTAAGTAATATTTGAATCGTTGTATGACGTAGCGCCGCCGCCAGACAACGTAGGTTCCAAATCAGCCTTTACCGTTTGCAACACCTTGTTGAACAAAGAGTTCCACCGGATAGAACCAGTATTAAACGTGCCAAATTCGACTAATTCACCCGTAGAATTCTCGCCTTGAACACCATTAGCAGCATCCACAAAATACGTTTTGTCGTTTACTCGTGCAATCCAAGTTACATTTCCAGGTGTAGTACCTGTTGAAACAACATCTGACGCCCATGCCGGGACAAGAATATCCGTAAACTTCGACAAATCAGCACGATAAACTTGACCGTCTTGACCGCCAAACCAAACAAACTTGCTGTCAGTAGCAAGCGAATAAACAGGGCCAGGACCGTCAATCAAAGGCCCGTAAGTAATACCGCCGCCTTGCCTGCCACCAGAATCCATTTGAGCAAAACGGATACCGTCACTTGTTGCAATAATTAACAAACCGCCGTAAGAAGTTATTGCATTAATTGTTTCGCCATGAGGCAAATCAGCAACCTGCGCAGGAAAATCCAACACACCGTTAACGTCTGCCGAATAAAAATAAATTGAACCTACATCTTCAGTATTAGCTGCCCCATACACGCCAGTTGGGCCTGTAGTAAAATCAACCCAAACTGTTCCGTGTTTCAAACTATCAAACGTTGACAACGCAGAACCGTTCGCAGCTAGCTCAACTGCTGTAGCACCAGTAGCGCCCATCAAACGGCCACCAATAAACCGGATGATCTGATCGTTTGTTGTGTGCCCCGCCAACGGAGACGGCGCAGCCGTACTACCCAGCGTCGTCGTGTGCAACGCAGCCGATGCACCATACGCCAACCACAACGTCGTGCCGTCAGAGTCAATATCAGTGATCGTTGGTGTACCGGAAATCGAAGTCACCGCAGACCATGTAGGCGACGCCGTGTCAAAATCAGTTGAAAAGTACATTGTGGACCCGTCCACGATGTACAAATACTCAGTCGCACCGCTGCGAAACTGCTTCATGATTACGTCGTTACCGGTGTTCCCCTTGTCTACCGTTTTCAGCAGCAAAGACACCTGACCCTCAGTCCACACATCCACACCAGACGACGTATAGAACCGGCGACGATCCGAATCTACGTTGTCCAAGAACTGTTGACCAGCACCATACGACCAGTCAGTTTGCGAACGAATCCACATCTGCGTATTTAGCTGCTGTTCGCCAGCTTCGTCAGAAGTATCTTGCTGTTCACGCAAAACAGGAATTGTCGTGCGAGTATAACCTTCCATGTTAACCATGAAAGGAGTTTCGTTAATTGCTACTGGCAAATATTCAGAAGAATGAGCCATTAGTAACCTCGGTAAAGATGCGTTTGTGTTTTGTTAGAACCAGCCCGATTCCAATATTGCGGGTATTGACTATGCAAACGAGCTACTTCAGCATTAACACGAGAAGTTCTCAACTCTTTAAGATCACGAATAGAAGCAGAAACCGCGCCAGGAGGAACTTCAGCTACCTCTCGCGAAACACCTTGTTCGTCTAAAAATTCTCTACGAATTGGACGACTAGACATCAAACGCAATGCCGCTCCAAGAGCGGGCAGATCGTAAGCTTCAGAGTGCAAACCAGTTGTAGACAACGCAGTCGTAGAATCAGTCAACGTTGAAAAACCAGTCTTATACTCTACGCGAACGTTTTGACCTGGCCAAGCATCTCCATAAAGAACAAGCGCATATCCAGACGCAAAAGAAGAAACGTTACGATTCTTCAACAACTTGTAGCTGGTAATAGTAGGTTCTGAATTTTCAGAACCAGGATCTGAATAAGTAACCTGATAAATTTCTAAAATGTCGTCTGTAACACCGGTCATGTCATAGCCATCTTGACTAGCACTAAACGTCAAATCAACAGTTTTAACTTGAAACAAACCATGCTGCGGAGATGACAGATCACGCAACTCGTGATTCAAAGCATCCAAAACCTGATATGCAGGGAACTTCGGGTTCACGGTGACAAGCGAACCGATAGCGTGCGACGAAGCTTCGGAACCCTTATAGCCGCGACGCACTGTAGCCGCACCAGAAGTCACCGAAAAGACGTACATCAATTCGGTGCCGACCTCAATCGTTGCGCCAGCAACCACACCCGGCACTGTCGCTGACGGCAACGCAAACGACACCACCGTTTCGCT